CCACCCTCTCTAGCGTAACGGGTTCCTTCCCTGTTTACACCCGGCTTGAGTTGAATTTTCTGTAGTGGCATTTTCCATCCTAAGACAGGAATAGGGCACGTTCGTCATTGCGGCGCTTGACCAACCCCGGCAAGATTTTACCCCCGCCCCTCGTAAACTTCAAGAACTCGTCGGCAGCTTCTTGCGTCTCGCCCCGAAGAATCTTTGAACGGAGGGTTGATCGCTGTACGCCCCCCAAACCCAGATTAAAGCTAAAGCTGACAAGAGCATCATTTTGACCTTGGGTAAGCACCAGAGGAAAAAGTCTGGCGACCCCAACTTCAAATCGCTGGAGATCAAAAGCAAGGGTTCCATCTACTTCGTCTTTTGAAAAAGTACGGTTGTCATGCGGCTCCAACGGGTAAGCGTCTCTCTGATCCAATGGTAAACGTCCTTGAGCGGGGTATAAAACATGGCCTACTCCTACAGTCCATAATTTTGCTGGGCAGCGATACGGCTTGTACCGCACTCCCTCATGGTGCTTGATCATCTCTTTGCACCGGTCGGAGACTTTCAATCTTTGCCGCCTTTGAACGCTCTGCCACCGAAGTGAAAGCTGATGATGGATGCAAAGATGATCTGGGTGTCGGCGTCCCACAGTTTGGCAATAAGCACATCGAATGCGATGTCACGATGCCATGCGTAGACAAAGCCACCGATCTCGACAAACGCAAACAACAGAAAGAAACCGTAGGTCAGTATCGGGCGCACACCGGAGCGCAGGTTCACCATCCACTGGCTGGCTCCCTGACCGATAGCTATGTCGTGCGCGTACAGCGCAGCCCGTTCTGACGCCTCGGCTTCTATTGCTTGACCCTCGACCTTGATCTCCTCAACTCTTGCCTGCGCTTCAAAGCCAGCTTTGCGTAGCTCAAGCTCACGCTCAATCTGGAGTTGAGCCATTGCCATCTCATGCTTTTTGTCAGCGCGGTCTTGGAAGAAACCCAGCAGCTTGGGCAAACCCCCAGCAAGGAAGGAGATCAGGGTTGAGAGTAGGGTCAGCATTTCTTTTCTTCCTCATGGGACAGTTTGACGCCAGCAAGTAGGCCAATGAAGCCACCGACGATGGTTTGAAACGCAGGGCCAACCAACTCAAAAATTTTATTGTTGTCCACCTTCTCGTCAAACAGGCCCATCAGCATTACACCGGACATTGACAGGACAACAATACACAAGGTCATGCTGACCATCAGGGTTACGGCAAAAGTGAGTTTGGCTCTCATTTGTCTTTACGGTTAAATATCTCAAACAACGATTTAACTTTTTCTTCCAACACAGCGATTTTGATATCCATCTTCGCCAGCACGATGATGAGCGTTATCAGCGCTAGCAGCATGGGCCATCCCTTTGCCAGTGCTTCCAGAAATTCCATGACTACCTGTGCAGCGTGAGGCTTGCATAGACGATTGCAGACATGGAAAAGATAAGCACCCCGGCGGTCTTCATAATCACGCCCTCTAATCGTTTTAGCCTTGCATTTATCTGCGCGTATCGTTCGGCGCAGACCGCTTCATGGCTGCTGAACTGCGATTCAAGGCTCACGGCTGGCTCCACGGGGTTCCGGTGGCGGTTACGGGATTCTTCTGCAATGCAATCTGCTGGGCCAGTGCGGCCTCAGTTGCGTCCTTGTCCACGCCTGCTGCGTAGCACCAGTTCAAGACTTCTTGCATCGTGACGCTGGCGTAGGGGATAGTAGGTGTGCCATCAGCCCACGAACAGGTTGACCAGATGGATGCGGTGTAGCCCTCGTCTACTGCTGTGGCAGTCCAGTGGGCTGTGAAAATGAAACCATTTGCCGTTTGATAGTTGGTTTGGGTGATTATCCAAGTGGTTGTCATGCTGTCTCCAGTGCGGTTATACGGGCGGTGAGTTGGGTGATGAGGGCTTGTTGCTCTTGCATTGCTTTGATGAGCATAGGAACGAACACGCTGTATTTCACAGATTTAGTTGTCGTGCCAAGGTCATTGCCTTCTGCCTCTTTATCAAGTGTCACATCAATCATTGATGGGAAAACAGTTTCCAACTCTTGAGCAACAACACCGATTTGTTTTGTTGTGTCACCAATCAAGTTGTAATTACGCACTTTGACTTGCATCAAATCAGCAAGTTTTGGTGTGGCATCAACAATGTTTTCTTTTAGTTTGACATCTGAAATAGCCCCGTAGGAGTTATTAGTATTTTCAGCATTGCCGTTACCAAGGAGTCGAAACCCACCAGCATTGCCGCCAAAGTAAAAAATAGCTACAGTTCCATCTTCATTTCTTGATGCAAATATGCCACCAGCTTGAGTGACATTAACTCCAAAATTTGCTGTGCCGATTGTCCCTGTCGTTGTTCCCACATACAAGTCGCCTGCGTTTGTGATACGCATTTTTTCAATGTCAGAAGTTAAAAATCTAAGAACCCCTGCCCCTGCATAGCCAGAATTAATAGTGCTAACTCCAGCAGCATCGCTGCTTAAATTCAATCCATTCGTGTCTGCATTTCCGTTTTTTACTCGCAGTACACCAGCTAGTTCTAACTTTTGACTTGGGCTTGTAACCCCAATACCCAAGTCCCCACCAGATGTAAGCGTCAAGCTATTCGCTGGCGCACTGCCGCTGAAGCTGTACGCTGTGCCGCTTGTGCCGCCGCTTAATGTGTTGGTGACTTGCACACCACCAGCCGCAAGAATTTTTAGGCGTTCTTGGCTATCAGTGGCAAAAGATATATTTGTGGCACTTGGATTAAGTATGCAGGTAGCGTAAGAACCACCTCCAGTAATTAGCCCTGCATTACTGCTATTGTTTAAACCTAAGTAAAATTCACCGCCTGTATTCTTTACATGGTGATATACAGCATTTGTATTGCCAGAAATAGCGTCTGTAATTGTTGCAGAGGTTACTGTGCTTGTTATTACCCCTGTAGCACTCAGCGTAGTAAACGCACCCGCCAACGGAGAAGAGTTGCCAATCACCACGTTGTTGATTTGATTGCCGCCGCCTGAGACTGTGCCGCCAAGGGTAAAGGCTGGCATCGTTCCCACGCTAGATGGGCTTCCCAAATTGGGAGCGACAAGGGTCAGTACTGTGCCGTTACTTGTAGCGCCTGTAATCCCTGCCAGTACGCCAGCATTGTTGTACTGCACCTGAGTGGTCGAGCCACCCGCCGCGCCAGCCGTAGCCGTACCGACAACCTTTACGTAGTCTGTGCCGTTGTAGTAGACAAGTGCTGTCTCGCCTACAGCGATAGACACGCCGGTCTGACCGGATGCCTTGAACGTCACTGTGCTGCCTGTAGCGGCGTTGACTACCAAATACGTTTTGCTGTAGCTCGGGGCCGTAATTATTTTGGCAGTTGTCAGTATGCCTGTTACTCTAATAATGGCATACTGCGCCGTGGTAGCGCCTATGGAATTTCCTGCTGAACTACCCGTGGTGTTAGCTAATGTAATAGCGCCATCACCCGCGAAAGCTAGTGTGCCAGCAATGGCAATGTCCACATAATCGGTAATGCCGTAGTTGACGGTATCGCCCCACGTACCAGTGAGCGTCCCCTGTGTGGGGGTGACTAAGCCCAAAAGAGTCGTCGTTGCTGCCATTTAAATACTCCTAAGTCGTTGCAACATCAGTCCAAGCTGCTGTCTGCGTGTTGCCAATATCCTGCCAGTTGGCTGTCTGCGTGTTACCAATACCCTGCCAGTTTGCATTCTGTGTGTCATCTATTATTTCCCAGAATGGAAGTGCTGTAATTAAATCTGTTCCGGTTGCCAACTCGTTGAGAGATGCTATAAACGCCGCTGCTGCCGTATCTACATCAGTGCCCGTTGCTGTCTCTGCAACCGATGCACCAAAACCTGCCGCTGTTGTAACCGCATCAGACCCAGTGGCTGTCTCACTGACCGCCGCCCCAAATGTTGACGCAGTACTTACCGCATCTGTACCCGTACTTGTCTCACTGACTGCCGAGCTAAACTGCGCCAAACTTGATACAGCATCCGATCCCGTTGCAGTCTCACTGACCGAAGCTCCTAAACCAGCTAACGCTGCTACCGCATCTGTGCCTGTCGCAGTCTCATCAACCGTGCTTGAAAAAGCCGTGAAGCCCCAGCCGCCATCACCCCATGCGCCAGAACCCCACGCTGACATATTAGCCAGCCAAGCTGAATGTGTAAGTCACAGACACAGTATCACTGTTCACTACAGCGCGATCACCGGGAGAACCAAAGTCAGCCGCAGAAAACAGCGTACCTGCTGTACCGCTCTTCGCACTGCCAGTGGTCAGGAACGCCCCACCCACAGTCGTTGTGCCGTTGATGTTGAACACAGCAGGGGAAGCTGAGTTTGTCGCTACAGAAGGGTTGGCAGTGGTTGCTGTTACAAACGTAGCAGCTACACGGGTGGCGTTGCTGTAAGCCACAACCTCTGTCCAGCCAGCGTGGGAAGACATCGTATCCGCTGCCGCAGGGGTGTTACTTGCCCCAGCACCATACAGGCCAAGGAACCAAGAGGTTTGTTGAGCTACGGAAGTCAAGGCAGTACCAGCCATATAAGCAAGCCCGACATTAACTACCAGATTCTTGGACTGTGCTTCCCACTTCAGATTGCCATCTTTGTCATGGCACTTTACGTCTCAAATACCAGTGGCCTGTGCATCCTCACCAGCTTTTGGGTTGCAGGTCAGACCGCTGGAAACAGTGTCAGTGGCTTTAAGTTTTTCGGTAGTCATGGTAGCCTTATCAATGCGGTGGTGGATGAGTTGGTGGGCATGACAACGGTGAACGATGAGGTAGTGGTTTTGTCAGCGCCAAAGTCCAATACTGCCACCGATTTGCTGCTCTTGGTGAAATTGTAAATCAGCGCGCCTCGTGCTGTAAACGCACCCGGCGTCCAGACCACATTGCTGAAGTTTACAAAGGCTGTGGTGTCTGTGACACTCACCGAGATGCCGGTCATGGCCTGACCTCCCGGCACATAGACAGTGCCTGAAATCTCCCCGGTCGCTGTGTAAACGGTGGTAGCCGCCCCTATATCGGCATTGGCTGTGTACAGCGCCATATAGAAGGTGTCTGTGGAGAAATCATGCACCCCCTGAAGCAGTTGCTGCTTGAAGGATGTGGTCAGAGTTTGGGAGATGCTCATGTGACGGGAATCCTAGCCTGCCCACTGCGGTATGCGTCCTGACGCTCAAGACCATCACCCAGACGTTTAAGCTGCACTAACGCTTCGCCAAACTTGGTGTTGTACAGCAGCACCATGTCCTGCTCACCCTTCATGTAGGTGTAGGCTTCAACCAATGTCCCATACAGAAGAGCAGGGTCATAGTTGTCACCGAGCCATGTGGTCGATGCGGTGACGATGGATTCTGGATAGTAGTAGTAATGAAGCTCCATGCTGTAGGCAGCGTCTGGAGTGGGGCCGATAAGGAACGTGAGTTCTGTCGTGATGACACTGGAAGCTACGGCAGGGCCAAACAGAGCGTAGAACTTGGGTGACCCGGTGGATGTTGGTTTGGGGTACGCTTCCCTGATGAAGTTCACATCCTTGTTCAACAGGTAGGTGTACGCGCCTGTAGTGGGGGATACTGCTGCCAAAGAGTAAGAAGACAGGAAATCATCAGGGCAAGCCAAATACTTGTTACTTGCAGTGGTGATGCCAGTTACATTCTTACGCAAAGCTGGTATCTGTACAGCGTTGTATATGCGTTTCTCTGCCTGTGTAATAAACACATTCATGTCTACCGTAGGAAATGTATTCTCGGTGTACGAAGAGATTGCAGCAACCAACGCAGCGTAGTTCATGCCATCGGGCCTCGTGCGGTGATGCCTTTAGTCGCCGCGCCGTTACCACGGGTGACGATACCAGATGTCTTTACACCGGGTTGCTCTCCGCTGGTGATGCGTCCAATTGAAGCACGGGCATTGTTCAACATGCTCATGTCCTTGCCCTTGCCGGGGTTGGCCTCGACCGTGACGGCTTTACCCGACATGGTGTGGGGTTTGGCGTAGGCCGCTGCTTGTTTGTTGTTGATCATCTTAACCTCCACGACCAGATTTCTGGTTCATCACTTTAGCCATGCCACGACCATACTTCATCATGTCCATGTCTGTTTTGCCACCTTTGGCAAATTTGGTTTGGCCTTTGTGCAAACGCTTTTCATGCGCTGAAACTTCTTTGTCGGCAATAGCCTTCACTGCTTTCTTGTCCATATCAACTCCTAAGTTACTGTAACTGAACCAAGTTCTAATTCTGCCACCAAATAGTTGGGTGTCAGCCCGTCATCGTTTGCCCTAGACCCGCCTACCGGGTTCCAGTTCCACTGAAATATCCTGCTGCCTTCGCCCGGATACCCGTCTACCAACAAGCCAGAAACCACATAACTCAAGTCCCTGCGCGGCTCCCGCACTGCCTGTGGGTCATCTACCGGGTACATCCCCAACTGCAACTGAGGCTGATCCGGTGTCCAGCAGGTTGGGCACACCAGCAAGTTGTAGGTTTTGGTCTTAACAACTTCCTTCTTCAGTTCCTTCAGCTTGTAGCGAAACCCGCAGCGGTCGCATTCCGCTATCGCATTCTTGCCTGATGCAAACCTATTGCCCATTATTTAATCTTGCCTTTGGTAAAACCTTTTGTGGCAATACCGTCACCACGTTTAGACGATTGTGTGCGTATTGTGTTTTGCACTTTAGCCTTTACCTTTCCACCCCTTTTGAAATCCGCATCCCCAAGATCAATTCGCACTGGTCTAGAAGCTGCTCCAACAAAAGCACTACCAATACGACTTGGCAAAGTAGAAAACCCGCCTTTATCGTTGTCAGACGCTACCGTATCTTTTGCTAACTTGCTTATTTTTTCAATTGTGCTAAGTTTTTCATAATCTTTTGAGCGCGGTATATTGGGATTTGTCCTTACAAGATCATCTTTGAAATCGTAACTGTCTGTTGCAATCAGACGACCTTCTGGTGTTTTTTCATATTTAAATCTACCAAGCGTATTTCTTGCTGCGTCCCTTGGCAAAGGACTGTAGTCCATAAGTTTTGATCTAAAAGAAAGACGTTTGTCTTTATCTTTGTAATCTTTGTAATCTACTGTTGGATCTGGGGTATAACCAGATGTGTCAAATTCAGGAAAAAATCGAGCCGTCCCCTCTTGAGTTCTTACTTGTCGTGCTTGAGAACGTGCAATAGCGTCTCGCATTTGCTTCAACTCTTCTTTATTAAAATTCTTTTCTGTAATAGGATCTCGGTTACCTGAAAGAGTTTCAACAAAAGTACGCACTTGTGAAGGCAGTATATAACTTCCTTCTTTACCTGAAAATTTAAATGTTTTTTGCGATTTCATAATTACATAAACATTTGTCTGGGCACAAATCGTACGGCGGCTTTTTCTCTATCTTCATCCTGCGCCAACTGCCATGCGCTATCATACTGCTCTTTCAATACCTGTAAACGCTCCATGCCGTTGGGCAACTTGAGCGCCAAGTAGTAGGCCAGCCCTGCTGCTACGCAGGGTATAAACCTAAACGGCACATCCATCGTGTCAGAGCCATCACCAGCGTTCTGGTTCCTACGAAGCCGCCAGTACACGAAGGTGTAGGTCTGGGAGCCATCAGGCGTGGGCCAGACAGTGACTGCCGGGGGGTTTGATACAAAGACTGCTGTGGTGCTTGTGTGTGATGCTGCGGTGGTGTTAGCCTGCCCTCTAGCGCAGTCTGTCAGGACGTTGCCCACGATGTAGCCGTAGTAGATGATCTCGTTGTCCACCTTGATGTACCCAGCAGCAGCTAGTCCTATGACTGAACTCAGGGTGATGGTGGTGGCTGTTGCGGTCACTGCTCCACTCAAGGTCAGCGTTGTGGCTGATGTCTGCCCTGAGTTGCGCTGCACCATGACCTGAATGGGTCTGGCTTGGGTTAGCTTGTTGGGCAACGTAGCGTAGGTGCTGACACTGATGCGGGTGATGGTCAGGTCTGCTTGGTTGGATGTTGAGTTGGCATCGGTGCGGATGACATGCTCAAGCAAGTCCACGGTGTCTGTGGGTAGCGCGTAGGTGTTTAAACCCTGAGTCAGGGTAAACGACCCCTGCTCAATTGTCCACATGTTGATGCCCCGGTTGGCCCAATCCGCAAACATGATGTTCAGGGAGCGCCGTGCAGTACGCATGTCATAGCCAGAGCGAAGCTCAGAACCCGCACGTTCAAATGCGTCTTCTATGACGTCACTCAAGTCCATGTCAAAGGTGGCGATACCGGAAGTAGTCATTATCTAAATCCTGCTGTTTTCTTGGCAATCGTTTTAGGCTGTGCTACAAACTGTTTTCCACTGGCTTTACCTGCTCTTTTGGCTTTGGTTGTCGCGGCGTACTCAGCAGGGCTGAGAGCTTTAATCGCAGCTTCCGGTAGATATCTTTCACCTGTTTTAGAAGACGGTTTTCCACTTTTGGTTCTCCATTTTTGGTCACCCCAATCTTTCAGGGACTGTTGCGGAGCTTTCAATCTTTGTACCCGCCGCCTGCGGCTTTGTATCGTTTAGCCATAACCTGCGCTTTTCTCGCGCTCCATTGCCCCGCGCCCGTGCCTACGATTGCCGCAGCCTTGACGCTGTTGAAAATCCGTTTACGCAGATCAGGCTTGGTGTAGTTGCCAGCTTCATTGACCTTTGACTTCACAGCCCCACCCTCTTTGTACTGAGTGAAATCCGTGTCATCACGGCGCTTCTTGCGCTTGCCAGTGGGCATCTTGCTGGGGTCAATGGCCCCCATGCCACGGGAGGCTCTCATTTAGCACCGCCTTTGGGTTTCTTGGCTAGAAACAGCTTGTCAACCATCTCTATCCGTTGAGGCTTGGTTGTAACTTTGTTAATGATGCCAAGCCGTTTGGGTTTACTTGCGCCATAAAACCCAGCCTTTTTTAAAGACTGAGCTACTTGCTTTGGCCCTGCGGAGGTTGCCATATCAGCACATCTTTCCACGGGTCTTACCCCGTTGAGCTATGCCATCACCCCGGCGGGATGCTGAGACTGAGCCACCAGATGCGTAGCCTTTGGCGTAACCGCCTTTACGAAACTCAACACCAACTTCGTCGTCGTTCATTTTGCGCGTTCTCTTGGCAGACGCAGTTTTGCTTGGGCTTGTGAAATTCGTAGGTGTTGCACCCCGCCGAAGCTCACCTGCAAGTTTTGCTTTTTCAGCCGCGCTAGTCATCGTGGGTTCAATCCGCCGCACTTCTGCCGCCGGTTTTCCACTCATAAGCCCTTTAGCTGCTGCTATTGCGCGAGGAGTCGCTAAGCCTTCTACGGCTGCTTGGCCCAATTGGACGCCTTTAAATCCAGCCATAGCGTTCAGGGTGTTCTTGACGTTGCGTCCAAGTTCCGATCCGCTGGCAGACTCCCCCTTAACCGGCGTGCGCTTGTCGTCAAGAGGGACTTGATCAATAGCCGCAGACCGCTCTTTGGCCGACATAGCGGGGAGCCCCCGCTCTACCGGCGTATCCACTGGTGCGGCAGGAACACCCCTGCGCGTCCGCCCTTGCTGTTTGTTCATGTAGTCGCGCAAAGACATACCAGACTTTGCCAACTCTTCTTTGGTGACTATTGCGGGTTTAGCCGCAGGGCCAGAAAATCTGTCTGGGTCTGCAAACACACGAGTGCTACTGTTGCCATCTTCAACAAATTTTCGGGCACGCTCACGAGTGTCGTTATCAATGTTTTCGTTCTGACCTACTCTGACGTTTTCCATGTCATGCTCCTAGCAGGCCATGCCGCCGCTTTTCATTTTGATCTGCTTGGCTTTGGTTTTGCCTTTGGAAGCAACCCCGTCAGCCTGACGAACAAACCCGCCGGTTGCCATCTTGGTCATACCGCCCTTGTTCATCATGCCTTTGCCGTCACCGATAAAGGAGGGTTTGCCATCTTTCATGGGCATCCCGCCGCCAGCCATTTTCTTGGTCATGCCGCCCATGTTCATGGCAGAGTTCTTCATCATCTTGCCATCAGGCATCTTGTGCATACCCTTTTTCTTAGCCATCATTGCCATGAAACCGGGGTTCATTTTCGTAGCCATATCACCACCTTTTGAGAAAGATTTGCCTTTGTCGGCGTTAGAGAAATCCTTGCCCACGGACTGTGGGATACCTACCTTCTTGGCAAAGCCCGGATTGTGGGCTATTGCCTCCATGAAATTGTGCTGCTTTTTGCTGGAGCTTGGCATTTAGCACATCCGACCTTTGGTCTTACCCCGTTGAGCTATACCGTCTGCACGGCGGGAAGCTGAAGCTATGCCGCCTTTAGAAAATTCGTTAGCTCCAACATATGGGTAGGTAGTGGTTTTAACCCCTCCCTCTGTCTTTACTGTAGCGGTTTTTTCTGCTTGTTGGCGTTCAGGTTTAGATTTTGCAACCTCCAACTCGCGCTTCATATCCATCTTTTTGTCAAAAGCAAGAAGCTCATCTTCTATGTTGGTTTTATTTTTTTTTGCATTTTTTTCAGCAATGCCAGCCACACTTGCACGATTACCACCACCACCGCCCATCATGCCACTACCGC